AATCCCAGACCGAATCCCAGACCGAATCCCAGACCAAAGCCCCGACCGAATCCCAGACCGAATCCCAGACCGAATCCCAGACCAAAGCCCCGACCGAATCCCAGACCGAATCCCCGACCGAGGCCCCGACCGAATCCCTGACCGAAGCCCACTCTTTCAATAGGGCAATGTCTTTCTTTGTGGGCTTCTTCGCCTTTCCTTTTAGGGGATTGACGATTTCCTTGATAATCAAAGGCTCTACAATCTTTTTGAAGTCCAGTTTCTTGACCCACTCCTCGGCTTGAACGCGATTGTCGATGGTATTGATTTTATCCACCTTAAATGTTTTCAGAAGTGGGTTGTATTCAAAACAGTTGATATTCGTGTCTTTCAGGCGGTATTCCGAAATGATGTGGTCGTGGGAGTCCGCGCCCGCAAATTTCACCTTCTGGCGCTGCGCCCAGTCAAAATAGTATTTCTTACCGTACTCGTCCGTGCAGAAACTAAAGAATTGGCACATGTTATTTACTCCTTTCCAATAGGGAACGGGCATCATTCATGGCATTTTCGGCTATCTCCATATCCAAGGACGCGTTACCCGCTTTCATCCGCAGAACATCCATCGGAATAGAGTTTGCGAGTAGCAGAAGCGAAACATACAATTCGGCGCGCTCATTATCCAGTTGATCTACATACTTTTCGATTACAGCATGAGCATGAGGGGCGTGGGACTTGATACATTCCATAGCGTTATCAAAGTCAAATCGTTTTATGCACATAGTATCTCCTTGAATACATTCATAATACACCAAAACAGCACACAAAACATAAAAAGCCGTAATAAAAACAGGGTAACGAATGTCACTAATTCAATCGTCATTTTCTGAATTTTGGACGAAAAATAAGGTATAATATAAGTACCTGCGGCGATTTCGCGCCCAGGTACATGACCGAAACACAGGAGGTTTCGATGACTAAAATTATAACATTAATTCGCGGTCGCAACGCGCAAATAGACGACGATGATTTTGAGATGGTTTCTTCAATGAAATGGTACTTTGATGGAAAGTATGCCATAAACACAACTCCCGGCAAGAAAACAATAAGAATGCATCAATTAGTTATGCGCTCTTTGCCCGGACAGGTTATAGATCATAAGAATGGCGATGGATTAGATAACAGAAAAGAGAATCTTCGTTTTTGTGCCCGCTTCCAGAATTCTTGGAACATGAAAATACACAAACATAACACTTCCGGGATAAAGGGAATATCTTGGTGCAAGGAAACGCAAAGTTGGCACGCGCAATTCCAACATTGTAGGAAGAAAATAAATCTTGGATGTTATGACCGGATAGAAGACGCAGAAAAGATATATGCAGAAACCACTCGCAAATTACGCGGAGAGTTTGCCTAAATGAGACAGGGGCTAGCATTCTTCTTCGGCAGACTGTTTATATTCTTTTTTAACCTGTGTGGTAGATTAGATACAGATATGGCCTTCGGCTTGTTAAAGGCTATGTGCGATGTGTTAGACAGACAGGATAAGATCCAAGCCGTCCAGGATAATTATAGACGCGCCGTAAATGAACGGGACGTCTCGGAAATTGAGCGGAAATTGAAAACATGACATTATCCAAGAAGCATTCTGCATTTGTAGATGAATATTTGAGGCTTTTCAACGGAACGCGGGCATATATGCGTATATATCCGCGTTCTTCGCGTAAGTCTGCGTGGGTTAGTTCGTCTAGGCTGTTAAGTAATGATAACGTTAGAGAGGCTATACGATTGCGCCTCCAAGAATTGCACATGGGCGCGGATGAGGTCCTAAAGATTCTGGCAGACATGGCGCGGGGAGACATTGGCGAATTCTTGTCTAAAGACGGCCCCGGTTTTGATATTGACCTGAAGGAAGCCAAACAACTCGGCCTGACCAAGCTAATCAAGCGGATCAAGCAGAAAACCACCATCTTCTTGGCGAAAGGCGAATCTGGCGAGGATCGGGAAGTACACGACCTGGAGATAGAGTTATACGACGCGCAGGCAGCGGCAGAGAAGATAGGCAGACATTTAGACCTGTTCCCGAATAAACTTGACCTGACTAGCAAGGGCGACAAAATAACGGTTACTTTCGTAAAGGACGAGGATGGAAGTTGAGATTCATTCGAGTTTGTTCAACGATGTTTACTACGATTATCGCGAAGACACAACGCCTTTGCAGATATTTTACGGAGGTTCGAGTTCCGGTAAATCTGTCTTTCTGTCGCAGCGCGTGGTTTGTGATCTACTCCGGGGAGGCAGAAATTATCTAGTCTGCCGCGAGGTTGCGCGTACCATACGCGGTTCGGTGGCGATGGAAATCGGTAAGGTCATTTCTACCTGGGGCATGTCGCACCTGTTCAATATAAATAAGACGGATGGAACTATCACCGCGTCGAATGGCTATCAATGCGTATTCGTTGGGCTTGACGATGTAGAGAAGATAAAATCAATAACACCCGCTAAAGGCGTATTCACGGATGCTTGGGTAGAAGAGGCGACGGAGACAGAAGCGGCAAGTGTCGCACAGATCCTAAAGCGGCAGCGAGGCGGGTCCGAGGAGGTTCCGAAGCGTCTAGTACTTTCCTTCAACCCTATTTTAAGAACGCATTGGATATACGAGACCTATTTCAAGCATATCGGCTGGGCTGACAGCCAGAAAGAGTATAGAACAGATGAAATCTGCATTCTCAAGACAACTTACAAAGATAACCGCTTTCTTACTAAACAAGATATTAGCCGACTTGAGAACGAACGGGACAAATACCGTTATGAGGTGTATTCGCTTGGAAACTGGGGAGTATTGGGAAATGTCATCTTCACCAACTGGAAAGTTGAGGACCTATCTTCAAAACGAGACCAATTCACCAATCATCGTAACGGACTTGACTTTGGGTATTCGGCAGACCCGGCGGGAATCGTTGCATCCCACTATGACCGCGAAAGAAAGACGATTTATATTTATGACGAACTTTACCAAACCGGGTTGACCAATGACAAGCTGGCGGAAGAGGCGATAAAGATGTTCGGATCGCAGCCAGTGACCTGCGATAGCGCGGAGCCGAAGTCTATAGCAGAATTACAGAGATACAAAGTTTCTGCCAATCCAGCGGCAAAAGGGAAAGACTCTGTTTTACACGGGATTCAGTGGTTACAACAACAGACAATAATTGTAGATACAAAGTGTATCAATATGCGAAACGAACTACAGGGTTACAAGTGGAAAGAGGATAAGGGAGGGAACGCGTTGCCCGTCCCGGTCGATTCAGATAATCACCTCATAGACGCGCTGCGCTATGCTTACGAAAACGACATGACCTCTGCCTGGGTGATGTCATAAGGAGAGGAGATGAAATCAGTTATCAATACTACATTCAAACTGACCAATGGAATTAAAAGCATAAATCCCTGGGACCTGGACGACAGCCCTGAGGCGTGGGTAGGCGACGCGCAGAAGGCGAGCGTTGTTGCGCTGGTCCCCGCCGTGCAATCTGCGTGGCAAGCAAGATGCAAGGCTATCTCCGACCTCCCTTTCTGCATTTATGGCAAGGGTGATAAAGAGATTGACAATTCGGACGATTACCAGAATGTTATAGGCTTTATCCCGAATCCGAGACATTTCCTGTGGTTGACCGAGGCTGCTTTAGTTGGGTATGGCAAGGCGTATTGGTCTAAAGCCATGAACAAGTATCTGGTTGTCAAGGAGATGCAGTATTTTGTTCCAACCAGCATAAAAGCAGAAATCAGCAATAATAACGGTCTTGAGTATTTCGAGCGCAACAACGGCAAGCAGACGCTAAAGTACAAGCCGGAGCAGTTGTTGTATGTCTGGTTGGCAGATCCCGCTGTTGAGATTGGGCCTCCTACTGTCTGGCCCCTGGCCGCCGCTTTACTGTCCGCTGGTGCTTTGGGTCAAATTAACATCTTCGTCAACGATTACATGGCTAGAGGGGCAGTTAAAGCCATGTTGCTAGCCGCAAAGGGGATGCCAAGTCAGGAAGAGGCAGAGAGGGTAGAGAAGTGGTTCAACAAGTTCATGCGCGGAATAAAGAACCTATCCTGGAAGGTCTTTAATTCAGACGCGATAACCCCAACTATCGTAGGGGAGGGGCTTGAGGCGTTCAACGGCATTACTATTCTTGATGATCTAACGCGGCAGGTTCATACAGCGATGGGGACAAGGCACATGCTGGAGGACGAGAACTACGCGACTGCGGATGTCAGACAGCGCGAGTTCTACTCTAATACAGTAGTTCCCGAGGCTCGCATTATCGGAGACGCGCTGAACGAGCAGATCCTAAACGGGATGGGTTATCGTATCGAATTTGAGCCAGAGAGGCTCGAGGTGTTCC